TGTAATTTGATCTGGAACTGATCCATCTATATTTGACGATACATCAGCAAGCGTATCAGTTAATTGTTTAAATCCACCACTTACTTTACCTGATTCTTTGTATACTGCAGCCTGCTGAGCTAAAAAATCATCTTTAGCTTTTGCTAGTTTTGAATTTATAAAGTTAGAATTAAGTGAATTATTAAGTTTATTAATTTCACCCTTAATTAAATCTCTAATACTCATACTACACCTCCAGCTGGAGCAGCGGAAGCAGCCGCTAATCTTGTAATTCTCAATGATTCAGCATAAGCATCATATGCGAACTGGGCGTGGGCCTGTCTTTTAACAAGTTCAGTCGCAATATTTGCAGGTTGTTCATACACTTTTAAAAATAAATAGGTTGCATTATTTTTCTTCTGTTGTTCATACGGAACATCAACATTATACTCATGACTAATAGATTTATCACTTAAATCTGGCCAAACTCTATGAGCTCCGTTATTTTTCATATCGTATACTAAAAATTTAAGTTGTGTAAAAAAGTCTAAATAATTTTCATTTCTTTCCTTAGCAAACTCTCTTAACATTTGAAGTCTACCAACTTTTGGATTCCACTGTGCTATGCCTTCTTCTCCAGCTGATCCTCTTGGACCATCAGGTAATATATTAGATTCACCTATAAGATTGCCTACTACACCAGCTGCTGCTTCTGGACTTGCTATACCTGCATCTAATAAAAATTGCATTGCTATAATAGCACGTGTTTCTAAATTCGCTGTGCCATCACTGTATAATGTAACTAGATTAGGATCTAAAATTACACCGTCAATTGCATATTCTTCTGATAAAGAATAGTCTCTTCCAGATTGTATGATTTGTTGTTTTTGCGTAAATGATGGTAATTCAAACTGATTTAAACTACCTAGCACTAAAGGGTTTTGCGATAGTTTCCCATCCAAAAATATACCAAATACAAAGGCATTGTTGAGAAGTTGTGGTATTTTGCCAATTCCTGAAGTACCGCCTTCTGTTGTAGGCAAAAGACATTTTGCCCATGGAAGATCATCATCTAGTATATTTTCAGAATGCAGTCCTAGTATTCTGACTTTTACTCGACCTTTCCATTGGTCTTGAAAGTCAACTACTTTTCCTAAAAACCACCTTACATCATCTCCATAAAATTCCATTATGCACCTCTAGGTTGAATCGGCTCGGTAACTCTACCGGCTTTAATAACAACATTATGTGTTAGAGCTTTAACATTAAATACATGTTTCTTTGTCAACATAATATAGCTGCCTGATCTTTTATCATCTATGAAGCCATTTGTATCGATAAGAGATCCGTCTGATAATATATTAATGTTTATCTGATGGCCTACAGATCTATTTAATGACTTAACAGCAAATGCATAGCCTGGGACTGAAATCTCAATACAATTATTAGCTAGATGCTGTAAGTAATTATTTCTAACGATTGCCTTTTTAACAGCTAATGTGCTTGATAATAAACCAGATGCATCATCATATGGCTTATTGCTTAAATATGATATTCTAGCAGAATTGTAATCATTAATCGATTTATTTTTTGTTCCTGTATTATTATATCTGTAAGTGTCTCTAAAATTATCATCTATAAACAAATGCTGTTCATCAGTATTTTTTATAACACCATCATTTACTAAATTCTTTAGTTCATCATACATTCTAATACTGTTTATATTTCCAACATTACCTGTACGAGTATCAACTGCTTCAAATGAAGATGTAATCCCCCCGCCCTTAGCTAAGTCTAATGTGTCATTAATTTCACCAGCTCTTAATTCATTAATAGTAAAAATTAAATTAATAAAGTTTGTATTAAATGTATTTGAATTAGACTGTGAATAAGTAAATGGTTGTAAGCCTTCATTAAATGGTTCTGTTTCTATAATGCTTTCTAAATCTCTCAAAATTAAATTATCTGATGTCAATGAAGAATAAAAGAAATATGGCATAGCATTATCGGTGTACGAAAAATTAAGTACACTTTGAATTGCAGCATAAGGAGTCTGCCATGGTACAATATAGCGCATGTAACCGTTAAGCATTTCTGGTATTTTATACTTAGAACGATCTTCTATCTTCATAGTAGAATTATCTTCTAAAATTTTCTGCGCTATTTCAACAGTATTACCTGTATAACTTTTGTTAATTAACTCTAGTTCATTAAAGTATCCGTGTTGTTCAATTAGCTCTAAAATTAATAATGAACGTTGTTCATTGGTTTTTATTTGCCGACGTATACTTGAAATAACAAATGTCTTTTCTATCTGAGCATCAGTTTTAGGAGACTTAAATACAACATAAAGTCTTTCTGTACCTTTGATACCTAAGTCCTTGACAATATTATTATCATCTACCATGACAATTGTGCCTGTCAAATAAGGCATAAAAATATTTTCGTAAATATTAAGTTCAGCAACAATTGGAGTATGGTTCTTTGAACCAGCAATGAATAACTCTTTGCCGTCTTGGAACCTTTCGGAACCAATTGATATTTTGTAAATATCTACCTGGTCTGCTGAAGTAATTTTATCTGCCATATCACGCGCTTAATAATCTTTGGTACTCTGCATTTATTTGACTTGCTACATCTGGTTTTAGAATTTTTATATGTCTTAAAGCATCATTCTGTTCTCTGAGCCTATCTAGATATGTGACTGCTGTTAAACCACTTGTGCCGTTTGTAAATCCTAATCCAATAGGAATATTTCTAGGAGAATTGTTAACACCAAAATTATTATCTGGAATATAATTTAAATCAGCTATTTCACCTGATGAATTTTTCCAATGATGAACAGCATTGTATTGTATAGTTGATTTCCATACGTATAAAACATCCAAATCTGCATTACTCCATATTCTATTATCAGCAATGTTAGGTACAGAATATAATGGTTGCTCATTAAATACTGTCGCTACAAGAGAATTAGATGAAAGAACAGCTGTTGCTGTAGCTTTAGTGCCTGCAGGATCATCAGGATCTGATATGGTAATAGTTGGAGCAGATGTATAATTATCTCCACCATTTATAATAGTAATAGCTGTTACAGCACCAGTTTGCTCATCAATACTACATGCTGCCGTAGCTCCGCTTCCACCACCACCAGACAATGTAACTGATGGCACAGTAGTATAACCACTTCCACCATTTGTAACAGACGCTGTTCTGACTTCAATTATTGGTTTTACTACTAATTGACCTAAATCTAAATTCTTTTCAAGTATTTTAGCTTTAAAATCTGGATTCGTAAGATTACCTGCAACTATAATATCACCCTTAAAAAACTCATTAGCCATATTTCTTGTTGTTGATATTACAACATTAGGATAATATTGTCGTCCTAGACTAAATATTTCTTGCTCACTGAGAGGCCAACCTTGTTGTCTTAAGTTATCATTGATTAACCAGAATGTCCAATAATAATCTGGGGTGCCATATATTTCATAAGACATTGAATCAGGTCTCATATTATCTCTAATATAATACTTTTCATAAAAGTTAATGTCATCTTTTATTCTATCAATTATATCGATATAAGCCGTCAAATTTTGAAATAAAGAAGGCTCAAATTCATCGCCGAATTTATAATTGACTCTTGGAAAATTTGTAAAGAAGGGCATTAGTAACCTCTTATAGCTACATCATATTTGTCGAGTGTGCGTTCTTCAACAAAGTTTAATGTTATGTTTGTTTGTTGAGGTTTACCATCTCTATGGAATGACATACCGTTTTGATTGTAAGTAACATCTACACTTCGTAAAAATGATGGCAAAATTTTAGTGGCAACTCTTACATAATTACCATCTGATTTTCTATATCTTAATACAATATCAAATATAGAAGGAAATTTAAATGCAGTATCAACACCTAATTGGTTAATAGTTTCTGGATACATTTCTTCTCTAAAAAACTTAACAATGTTTTCAATAGCTATAGCTTCATTAGGAGATGACGGAATCATAGCAAATGTAAACGTAAAGTTTCTAACCTCTACGCCCTTAAATAATGCTCTTTTATTAGGATTTAAAGTAATACCTGACACACTAGATAAAGCCCCTGCAACTCTACCTGGGGTGACTCTTTGTAAAGCAATTTGTAAGTCATCACCATTTACATTTCTACCCATAGCCGCGTTTGCTATTGTTCTTCCTGTATCAATTATAGATTGACCTACAGCAGCAGCCATTTCTGTCGCAGTGTTATTAGACATTGCTCCAGCACGAATACTAGCTCCTAATGTTCCTAACTCAAAATCACCATCATATGTTGCACCGTCCCTAAACTGAATAGCATTTGGTAGATACAAAGTACATTTCCGAGTGCCATTAGGACTTGATTGATCAATGTATTTCTGAAGTTCTATTGCTCTTCTATTAGCTTGATCGCTAGCGCTTTGATTAAATGCAGAGTTACTATTATTAGTATTTGAACCTGCATCAATATTAGTTATTTTTTTAAAATTTTCATCTTCTAATATTAGCTTTTTATAAGAATCTGTTAGATCGCCATAATTCACTTTGCGAGCTCTAAATGTAATAGTGCCACCATACACATCATCTTTATTAAGAGGATAGCGTAACAAAGTACGACCAGATTTATCAGCTAATACTGTTGCTCTTGTCATATTGTCTTGATACGTATCTACGATTTCTCTATAATCTGTCATAAAGCTTCCTAATAAATAAAGAAAAGTTAAAGGTATTTATATAGTTGTCATGGCATATTCTGGTAGGTACAAAGTAAAAAATAGAAGCAAGTATTCTGGTGACCCGGATAATGTGATTTATAGATCTTTATGGGAAAGAAACGCGTTTAAGTGGTGCGATAACTCATCTTTTATTAAAAAATGGTGCAGTGAGGAAGTTGTCATACCATACTTATATGAAGTAGATAAAAAATACCATAGGTATTATATGGATCTGAAGATTACATATGAAGATGGTAGAACAATATTAGTTGAAATAAAGCCTGACAAAGAGACAAAACCACCAAAATACAATGGTAGAAAGACTAAACGCTATATTAGCGAAGGCATGACTTATGTAAAAAACCAAAATAAATGGAAAGCTGCTCATGATTATGCTAGAGATCGTGGATGGGAATTTCAAGTATGGACTGAAATGCATTTAGAATCATTGGGTATATTACCCAAACCCATGAAGAAGTTAAAACCTCTCAAACCACTAAAAATTAAAAAAAGTAGATAAATAGTAGCATGTCTAATTTATTTAAAGAACTAGAATTACAAGCATTCAGAGCTGGTATTACACCACGAAGTAAAGAATCAAGGGATTGGTTCCGCCGCAAAGCTAGTAGCCTGCGGAGAGTTAACCGTAATGCGCTGATGAGAGAAGAGCCTATTCAATTATCAAATCGTAGATTGATAGGTTCAATGCAGATGTTTTTCTACGATCCAAAGACAAAAGATAAATTACCATACTATGATAGCTTTCCTCTTGCTATTGTAGTAAAGCCAGCCCCTGGTGGATTTTTAGGACTAAACCTTCACTATCTCCCGCCAGCGCTTAGAGCTAAATTTTTAGATGCTATACTAGATATTACTAATGATACTAAATATGATGACGATACAAAATTTGATATAACATATAGACTATTGAAAAGATCTAGTAAATTTAAATACTTTAAACCATGTGTTAAGCATTATCTTAACAGTAATGTAAGAAGCAGGTTTGCAACTGTTCCAGCGCCAGAATGGGAAATTGCTACATTTTTACCAACAGCTGATTGGCAAAAAGCTGGAGCATCTAAGGTTTATGCTGATTCAAGGAAAATGATTTAATGGTACAAACAATAGACCAGTTTAAAAGTTTAGTATCTGCCAAAGGTGGTATAGCTAGACCGAATCTATTTAGAATTAAATTTCCATCATTGCCTGGTGCAACTGCAGAAGAAGTAAATATTTTATGTAAAGACGTTCAGTTGCCTGGCAGACAGATTATGACCAACCCGCGGCAGATTGGAATCGAAACAGAAAAAATTCCATATGGATATTCGGTAGGTGACATATCGGTCACATTCCATGTAATGAATAATTATGGAATCAAAGAATATTTTGAAACATGGCAAAATCTAGC